AGCCAATCCACGTTCCAAATTCTTTCCAGAACTGGATAATCAAAACCTATCCCGTTGTGTGCCACAATGGAGGTAGTGCCACAAGAGGTTAGTCCCTCCTTAAACTCCTGCTCGTTGTAGACTGTGCCAAAAAGGTTTGTAGAACAACACCATATTTTAGTAGCGTCCAGCCCATCCGTTTCAATATCAAGAATCAATGCTTTTTGAAGTAAGCTCATCCATTGGCCTCAAATCACTAATCGGTACTTGGTAACAGTCCGATTTTACCCGCCATCCATTAGAAGGGTCAACAGCCCCCTTCTCCATAAAGTTTGCTTTTTCAAAGTATTCATCTTTCGGTAAGAAACCTAAGAGCCAACCTACAGACATATCACCTTTGACTCGCGTAAAAACGTAAACATCGCATCTCTGTTTTGTATTCAACGAAGCTACGGAACATTCATAATCCAACTTTGGTTTATAGTTAGTTCGTTTCGTTTTCACATCTATAGCAAAACCGTTATTCAGTACAATATCATAGTCGTAAGTGTTTGACCAGCGAACTGTCTCTTCATTATCGAGCAGATATTTGTGGACTAAACCTTCTCCTATGAAACCGACTAGGTTCCCTTCACCTTTTGTAATAGAGTTTTTTAGTTCACCCATTTCAACTGATTTTTTGTGTGCGTGGGTTACTATATCTGTATCTACTTTAAGCGATACAAGCTGGTCTATGTCAGAAATCATTCGACGCCTCCTCAGGTTTTGTGGTTTCAAACATTCTTCCTGTCTCTCTGTCGTATCTTAAGTAACAAGCGGGACCAGTTAAGCCCGTATATCTGTTCTTTAAAACACGAATTGTAGTTGTATTCCTAACAATCTCACAATCGCTCTGCTGATCTCTCTCCATGCCGATAACTATATCCGACAGTTGAGCAATAGATTGAGAACCTCTCAAATCAGAAAGAGATATCTTTCCACCCTCTTCATGGGAAAGACCTCCGCTACGTTTTAAATGCGAGACAAGAAATAAACCGACGCCAAGCTCCTGAACCAAAGTCCTGAGTTTAGTCATAATAGCATCTATGTTTTTTCTTTCATCGCCGTTCTCTTGACTACTTACAACGATAGCTAAGTGATCAAGTATTATCCACTTACAATCTAAGGCTTTTGTCAGATAACGCACATGGGACATCAAGGTATCTTCCGCTGTCGAACCAAAGTGTTCCAGCAAGTAAAAACGGTCTGTCCCTAGAGTAGAATCCCAATATTCTTTAAAAGTTTCAGGATCAGCCTCTTCGTCTTCATGTAAAGGTTTATTAGCAGCCATAGACATAATACCTAGTGCTGTACGATCAATAGACTCTTCTAAAGCTATAACACCTATGTTGTCTTTAGTTGTATTAAATAGAAAGAACTCAAGCTCTCGAATAAGCTGGGACTTACCCATGCCGCTTCCAGAAGTGACTGTGACAAGCTCATAGGGTCTAATGCCCTTAACAAGATCATTCAAACCAGACCACGGGTACGGTATTGATTTAGCTTTTCTGGAATTTAAGATGCGTTCCCACGTATCGACACCAGCGATAATACCGTCAGGTCTATGTGTCTTAGCGTCCCACCAAGCCTGACTAAATTCTCTAATTCTATTAGCCATGAGCATTTCACTGGCGTCTTTAAGAGGAAGTTTAGCTATTTTAAGCTTGTTAGGGCTAAATAAGTCTTTAACAGCGTCTACAGCAATTTGACCCGCTTTGTCACTATCAAAGCACAGAACAATATTCTCGTAACCCTCAAGCCACTCTAACTGTTCCTTTATTTCTTTAGCAGCGGATTGCGCTCCACTACGCAGAGAAACTACGTCCCACTTTCTGTCGAACATTTCAGAAACGGAAAGACAGTCTACTTCGCCTTCCGTTATGGTTATGTACTTCCCGGTCCCTCTACACGTCTCTTGTCCAAATAGACCAAGTTTGTTTGTGTACGTACCGTTGATTGAAAACTGTTTATCTTCCACCCTACGAACTTTTGTGCAGACTATTTCGCCTGTCTCTGCGTCCGTAAAGGGATAATGATGTTTATCGATTACACCTTTTGAGTCGTACTCCACACGTACATTATACTTTTTACACGTTTGTTCAGATATACGCCTTTCAGGTATCGAAGCGATTACTCCTACCATTTCTGTTACCATAACCCGTTGTTGGGTTCCATTAGCCACTGAGGAAAAATCTGCGTCAGCAGGTTCAAAGTAGCCGCATTCAGGACTAAAGCAATAACCATGCCCGTCTGAATATCTAGCTAAATTGTTCCTGCTTCCGCAACTTGGGCACTCCTCGTGTCTAACAAAATTGCTTTCTGTGTTAGACAAGAGGCCCCCTTAAAAGGATAAGTCTGCTTCAGACATCTCCGCAACCTCTAACACCTTTACAGCGTTAAGGTATGTAGACACGCCATGTGTTGGGTGTGCTGGGCCGTATTGGTACTGTATGCGTACCTTACTACCTCTGGTCACAACGTCCTCAAAAGGCGTACCGTCGGGGTTTATTATGGGCACAGAATACTGTGTCTGGAATTTACGTTGGGGTGTACCCTCGTAATCCTTCATCTTAACACCGTTTTCCTCCAACTTTTTAGCATCTTCTGAAGAAAGCATAAGAGTTACAGTGTACTTCCCTGTAGATTTTCCGTCGTACACATCGTGTTGACGAAGGGATTCAAAGGCTACAGTACCTTCAGTTACGTGTTTTGCCAAAGCCATAAGCAAGCTCCATATTAGTAGTTGTCTTTTTCATCCGACATTTTTGATCGGATACCAGATATTATATCATAGGTTTCTTCAGATGAAACCCCTATTTCCTCCAGTAATTGTAGTGTATTAACGTCACTAATGTGACCCCCGTTCTGAACATAATTGTCTATCGACCATATAAAACAAGTCGTACACAGATCAGTATAATCGTTTGTGCTAGGGTCTTTTCTACGCAACTCAACGTCAGATAGCATAGTGTTACAACCTCTACAGCGACTCATCTATACTACATCATCGTATAGATCGTAAAAACGACGATTATACACACTTTCTAGGTCACATGGAACCATTTTCTTATACTTTTGTTTTAAAAAACTTAAAAGTATTTTCTGAGCGTCCACCATTCGTATACTAATAAGCTCATCTTGAGCTAATTCTTCTACCATGCTTTCTATGGTGGTTTCAGAAATACGCCCTTCAAGTGGGCTGGTTAAATCCATTTCTTCAGGAAACATAAATCTACTCCACTAAATTTTGGATTATTGTATCACAGCTTTCCGCTATTTGTCTAATCTCTTTTTGTGCGGATACATCTGTACGTACTTCAATAAAGTGCATCCAGCTTCGCAGTGTACCGTTCATATACACTTTCGAGAGTGTTAAACCTTCAGGCAGCAAAGATCGCGCCTGTTCTTTAGCAATACCTAAAGACAGTGCTTTGATGTATGTACCTAATGCTATATCTTTAACATGGCTCTGAGCAGCTACCCACTTTCTCTGTAGGTGCTCGTCGTCTGTCTCTATGCTGTTTTGTCGGTTACGCCTGTCCTGTAGCCTAGCCTCCTGAAAAGCGAAACCTAGACTCTCTGTAGGGTCTGCGTAGCGTTGACTAAACTCCTGAAACGTAAATGACCTATGTCGTATTAACTGTCTTGATATGCTACGACTACAAGTTATTTCTAAACACACCGACGCCATTTCAAACGGACTAAAGTGCTTTTCTCTTTTTAGATAGTTCCAGAGCCTGTTGGTGTTCTCACCTTTTAACTGACTCTCTGGATTAGAGACACGAGCACAGTAAACGATTAAGTCCTTTATGGACTCGCCGTTTACTCCTGTCGTATAACTAACAAGCTTGACGGGTTCTTTAGGTAGCATTAAAAATACCTCTTCAATTTAAAACGTGCGGGATCATCAAATGGCTCCTCAAAAGGATCACCAGTTTCCATGAGGAGTGCTTTTAACTCCTCAACTGACCGCCCTGAACGAATCGAAAGGTCCGATAGGGTTATGTTAGTGCTGTCGTACAGCGTGACAATTTCGTGGTCTGTCATTAGAAACCTCTCAATACTTTTAACTGGTGTAAATCTTTGTTGAAGTAACGCAGACCGACTCCCTTTAAGTGTAGCTTCCACTCTTCCGTATTATCGTAATCGTGGATGTTCTGTAGCAAATCCAACATTTCAATGTCTTCATCCTGCAACTTTCTGCCGATAGATTTCTCTACCGCTCCCGACACTTCCGCTGAATTTACAGTTAAATCTTCAAAAGCAGAACTGTAGTGCTCGTCTTTAATCAGACAGCCCACAGCGCATTTTAAATCACCATACCGATACTTGCACTCACCCTCTGTATTTGAGGATCTTTCGCCTTGTCTGATCATATGTAATGCAACATCTTTGAACAAAAGCTGCTGTCTTTCTTTCATTGGTCCCAATGAGTTTCGACTAAATTCTGTTTCCATACCCATAAACTAATCCTTTCCTTTATGCTTTTCATACCCACGTTTAGAGTCTTTCTTTCTGTCTCTAAACACTTGGGCGCGATTATACCGACCGCTATATTTAGCAGTCAAGTTATTTTTAACCAATCTGGTTTTCTTCTCTTTGTCCATTTCATCACCATTACATTAGCTTTCTCATGGTAATAAGCTCTATATCCAGACACAACATCATTAGGATTTTTAAATTCATCGGGCATACACTGCGGCATTGCCGTACTATCTGTTTTCTCAAAAACAGGTATCTGTTCAAGATAAGGTAACTTTTCAGCAGTCTTGTGTATTTTGTCATATCTATAGGTATATTCTCTTAACAGTCCGTTAAGATGTTCTAACACCCAAATATAGTTATTTCTACTTTCTCTAGTCCAAATTGCTGACGGGTGGTTTA